TCCTGATCATGGCTACAACTCCTATCCGCAAGCTCGATCTCGCTGGCACATTTGAATGCGAGGTTGTCGCACCTGAATACGGGTGGTTCGATGAATCCTCAAAAGGTTCCAAGTATATCAAGATTCCTTGCATCGTGACCGAAGAGGGACCGCACAAAGGCAAGCGCATCGCTTGGATTGGCTACCTAACCAGCAAGGCATATGAGACAACCGAAAAGATTCTCGCAGATGTTTTCGGAACCAACTGGACTTGGACAAAGATTCCATTTGCCGGGATGAAGTGCGTCATCGTCGCAGAAGAGGAAGAATACAACGGCAAGACTCAAATCAAGGCTCGATACCTCAATGCTGTTGGCGGTGGTTCTAAACGCTCCGCGAACGATGCTCTCGCCATATCTGCTGCTATCGCCAAGGAACTCCCAGCTAGGACTCCATCCAATCCTTCCACGGCACTCGCCACCGAAGAAGACGATGAAATTCCGTTTTAATATGATCACTCCAAAAGAAAATATAGAACTTATAGTCCGGGAAACATGGAGCGAAATTACAAAAGAATATTATAAAAATAGTTTTATAAGATTCGGTTTTTTGAAAAAATCAGCAGTCATAGATTTTGACAAAAATATAATTAAAATTGTTATTCCTAAAGATGAATCTGACTCTTACTTCATTCAAAATGCATTGTCAGAACTTGAGCAGAGAATGACAAAAGAAACTGGAATCGTTTTTAAAATTAAATTCATTCCTTGCGATTATTAATGAGAAACTGTTAAGCACCACTTAACACTTCAATCAATTCTGATCATGGCTCGAAAAGATTACGAGGACGATCCTGAAGAGTACTTTCGCGAACGCGAAGAACGCTCCAACGAAAACGCCAAAGAAAAACTAGCCCAATGGGAGAAAGATTACCCTCATCTCCCCTACGGCTACCGTCCTCCAAAAGATTAACCCAACCTTGGTATTGCGGCGGCGATTGTAGTTCGCTAGTCATCATACACGCCAGACCCGTAACCGCATAAAAGCGGGTCACCCTTTTTACACCAACTCATGTGGTCCCATGAACAACTCAAAAAACTCGGCTACCACCTCCACCCGGACGGGAACTATTACCCTCATCCTCCATCTCCCAAACTACCTCACTCCATCCCTCAACACAATCCTGTCCAGCCATTGGTCAAACCTCCACAAACACAAATTCCGCGCAAAAATCGCATTGACCTCTGCATTGAAAGAGTTAGCACAAAACTCCAAGATTTTGACAATTTTGTCGGCGGAACCAAACCTCTCACCGATCAATTGCGCTATGCTGGACTCATACATGACGACGATCCAGAATCCATCCAAGCCAAGTACACGCAACAAAAGTGCCGCCACCTCAAAGATGAAAAAACCATCATCTCCATCACCTATCATCTCGACTCCCCACAACAACCATCACCACCCGCACAACCCGATAAACACTAGCTCTGCGAACGAAGTGAGCTAATTATACACACCTCCTCAAAAATGAGTCAAGACAATTCGCAAAAAAATTCTGAAGAAAATTTAGACCCATCCCTTCAACAAAATACCAGTACTCCAATACCTGAAAAAAATGTCAGGGGTAGACCTTCCAAATTCTCTCAAGAATTAGCCGACGAAATCTGCAATCGACTCTCTCACGGCGAAACCCTACGCTCCATCATTGCCTCTTCCCCCCACCTCCCTGAACGCAGAACAATCTACGCTTGGCTCGACGCTCAACAAGATTTTCAACTCCAATACAAAAAGGCCAGAGCAGAGCAAGCCGACTACTACGCCGAACTTATCGTAGACGAATCCTTCTCCTCCCATGACGCTGGAATCGGACGCTTGCGAGTCGATGCGTTGAAGTGGGCAGCAAGCAAGATGGCCCCCAAGAAGTATGGTGATAAAATCGAGATCGATACCGCACAACCCATCACTCTCGCTTTCCAGCTACCATCCCGGTCAGCGCAGCAGATTGAATTGGAAGAGTCCAATGTGCTGCCAGACATATCTAGCAAATAACAGTCTTATACGCATCGTAAAGAATATGCCCAAATTAGCACCATCCAGAAATCTAGTGCAAGTCCATACTGTCACACAACTTAACCTGCACCCTCGCACCATAACTTCCGATAAACGCACTAGTAGATAATTGAACGCACTTTTTATGCAAACCGCAGAAAACCAAGACCAAGTACCGTATTCCCTCTTCGTAGAGAACCTATGCAAGCCGGGATTCCAAATCCTAGTAGACATGAAACCCACAGATGCTCACCTAGTACATATGGCAATGGGCGTTGCTGGGGAGGCAGGAGAGTTGTTGGATGCCATCAAGAAGTCGGCAATCTACCGCAAACCATATGACCGGGAGAACATCCTAGAGGAATGCGGTGACCTTCTGTTCTATATCCAAGGGGTGCTGAACTACTACTCTGTACCTATGGAAGAAGTGATCGAATTAAACCGTTCAAAACTTCAGAAGCGTTATTCGGAGGGGAAGTACACCGACACACAAGCAACCACTAGAGCAGACAAACTATGAGATTTCACATTCTAGGACTACCGCACACCGTAACAAGCAAGGAATTCAACGCCTGTGCGTACACGCAGAAGGTGGTGAAGTTTGGCAAGATGATGACTGACCGGGGGCATGAGGTGCTGCACTACGGTCACAGGGATTCTGACCTGATCTGTACCGAGCATATCCCTGTGCTGGAGAACGAGGACTGGCAGGTTGCCTATGGGGATCACGATTGGCGCAAGACCTTCTTCAAGTTCGATGTCAATGACCATGCCTACCAGACATTCTACGCTAATGCCATCCGAGAGGTAGGGAAGCGCAAGCAACAGTTTGACTTCATCCTTCCCTTCTGGGGTAGCGGAGTCAGGCCCATCTGCGATGCCCATCCTGACCTGATCTGCGTCGAGCCGGGGATTGGGTACGCTGGAGGTCATTGGGCTAGGTGGAAGGTCTTTGAAAGCTACGCCATCTACCATGCTTATGGTGGAATGCAGGCAGTAGGGAATTGCAGGCAGGACTGGTACGAGGTGGTGATACCGAATTACTTCGATCCAGAAGACTTTACCTACCGGAGCAACCATGAGAAGGAAGACTATTTCCTGTACCTTGGCAGGGTCTATAGCGGCAAGGGGTGCGATGTGGCATTTCAGGCGGCGGAACGAGCAGGAGTGCGGCTAGTAGTGGCAGGGCAGATCGAGCCGGGGTATAAGATTCCAGACCATGTCGAATACATTGGCTACGCTGACATCGAGAAGCGGCGCGAGTTGATGAGCAAGGCGAAGGGTTCCCTCATCCCTTCGCAATATGTCGAGCCATTCGGCGGGGTCCAGATCGAGAACCTATTCTCTGGCACACCAACCATCACCACCGACTGGGGTAGCTTCGCAGAGAACAACCTGCATGGGGTCACAGGATATCGATGCCGCACGATGGGTGACTTTGTAGCGGCAATCCAGCAGGTAGAACAAGGCATGATCAAGAGCATCGATTGTCAGGTATGGGCTAGCAATTTCAGCTTGGATCGAGTTGGTGCAATGTACGACAAGTACTTTGCGGATGTGCTGGATGTTCACTTGGGGAAGGGGTGGTATTCGGAGTGCAACGGGATCGACGCGATGCGGAGGACGATGCCATGAGGTCGATCCTAGCGGCAATGCTGCTGGTGCTGGCGGGATGCGCCAGCGTTCCAGTTGATGTACCACCGTGGGTAGGGAGGTTTGGCAATGCTTGCCTTCCTGAAGCTATCTCCATGCAGGCGGGGCTGGAGAAGGCTGGAATCAAATCGAAAGTTATGGTGATGGAAACGAGTCGATGGAACCATGCGGTCTGCGTCTATGTGTACCGAGATCGATTGTTCGTTTGGGACTCGTACTGGAAAAGCAATCAAGTCAGAGCATGGTTCGATGACCCAAATATGGTGGCGCGGAAATGGCTTGAATGGCTTGCCCAAGACACGCTATTGGTCAGGGCATATTACTTATGAAACTTTGTCCCGTTCCTTGCCAGACGATGCAAGAGTCTCCGTTCCTTTAATCGGAGATATGGCTTGCAAAGCGCAATGCGGCACTAGCCTTTCAATAGGATTGGAGCATTGCGGCGGGACAAACAAATTTAAACTATGAAAGCAACACTAGAATTCGATTTACCTGAAGAAGAGAACGAACACAAAGCGGCATTGGCGGGTCACGATGCGTTGAAATTGCTCGATGAATTAGTAACCGAAATTGCCGACAGGATAGACAATGAAGAAGGGTGTACTAAAACGCTTGACCAAATTTGGGACTGGATCGTTGGTCAAGCAGAAATACGAGGTTTGCGAGACTTGATATGAATTGGCTTGACTACGGAATGGGGTTGGCGAAGGCGGCGGCGGCGAGGAGTAAAGACCCTTGGAGAAAGGTTGGCGCGGTGGTCTTGCGGCATGACAATTCGGT